CCGTCCGTGATGTCGCGCACGAGCGTGTCGCGCCAGTGGTCTTCGACCTTGGCAAGGAACCTGTCCGATCGGCCGGCGCCGCGATAGGCTATGGCCGCGTCCGAGAACCTCAGCGTCGCGCCGGGTCCATCGAGATGACGCGTCCACGCCCGCTGTTCTGCTTCGGCTGCGATGCGCTGCGCTCTTGCCTTGTCCTCAGTGCGCGTAGAGCCTCGTACCCGCCTTCCGGCGACGGTGCCCCGGTAGTGCCAGACCTTGCCGCCCTTCCGGCGGTAGATTTCGAGTGGCATGGCCGTGTCGCCTCCATGATGGTCGTGACGTCGCCCTCGGTCAGGATCATCCGTTTCCCGAACTGGCGGCAGGCGCCGAGCGCGCGCGCCGTCTCGCGCAAGCTGCGCTCGGAGATGCCGAGATGCTCCGCCAGCTCCGCCGGCGTGATGAAGGCGGGCAGGAGCTTGCCGGTCATTCCGTCGCCCCTCCGCCCCGCTCGGCGATCGGCGTCATGTTGAGCGGCGAAAGATACTCGTCGCCGCCGTCGATCGCCGGCATGTTCTCCCAGCCGCGGATTTCGTTCGGCGACAGCCAGCCCCACTCGCGGCCGATCCTGTAGCCCTCGTATCTCGCCTTCATGTCGCCGCGCTGCAGGCCGGCCAGGTCGTGCTCGACGAACAGCGTGCGCCGGCTCGTGGCCGGCAGCATCGCCACGTTCATCGCCTGCTCGACGCGCCGCGCGACCGGTGCCAGGCATCGCACCACGAGGGCGCGGCTTTCCATCTCGACGTTGGAATAGGTTCCATGGTCGAGGATGCCGACCACGGTCGGCGGCACGCCCCATATGCGGCAGATGTCGAGGTTCGTCAGCTTGCGGCTTTCGAGGAATTCGGCGTCGCGCGCCGTCATGGAGAAGGACTTCCACTCCACGCCGCCATCGAGCACGAGCACGTTCGAGGTCAGCGTGTCGGCTTCGATCTTTGCTTTGAGCTTGGCGAGCGCCCCTTCCTTCCCGGCCGCGCCGATCATCTGCGGGAAGACGAGCGCCCCGGACGGACGGTTGCCGCGCGACGCCATGCCGGCCGCCGCGTCCTGTTGGGTCAGCGCCAGCGAGATCGTCTCGCGTGCAAGCTGGATCGGCGACAGACCCATGACGCCATCGCGGGCGAGCCGGTAGCGCACGTGCAGGATTTCGTCCTGAAGGTAGACGCGGACGCTGCCATTGCGGTCCGTCACCCGGTAGCGCAACCGCCCGCTTTCCAGCCGCTCGACGACGACGCGGCCCGGGTCGATCGGTTCGAGCCCGACCACCTGTCCACGTGCGTTCCAGTCAAGCACGGCATAGGCGTTGCCGGAAATCAGCAGGTTCGCGATCAGCATTTCGCGCGCCTCGAATGCGGTCATGACCCCGTTCGGCGCATCATGCAGCACGCCGTAGAGCGGGTGTTCGGTCGCCCGCTCGCGCCCGCCGTTGGCCGTGCGGCGGTAGAGGTTGAGCGGCACTGATGCCAGCGCCTGCGATACCAGCGAGATACAGGCCCCGGCCGTGGCGAGGCCGCTCGCGCGCTGCGGATCGACATAGCCGCCCGCGCGACCACTCATGCCGAACCATTCGGCGATGAACGGATCGTCCGACTTGACGCGGGAGGCGGACCGTTCTTCGCGGCCAAGGATGCGGGAAAGCAGGCTCATCGGGTCAGCTCCCAAAGCTTCAATGTCCGCTCGGCATAGCGCCGGAAGGGCGCTGGCGCCTCGGAGGCGCGCGCCTGGATGATGGTGCCGTCATAAGCCGGCCAGGCCAGCACCACAGACACCTCGTGCAGATCGACCGCGCGCAGCTCGCGGCGGTCGCCGTCGCGGTGCTCGTCGATCGCCGTGAAGCCGAACGACATGCCGCCCAGGTCGCCGCGCTCGGCGAGCGCCAGCACGTCGCGGCCGGCGCTCGTGTCGGGCACGTCGATGTCGAAGGACAGGCCGCGCGTGTCCTCGGCGAGCCGGAGCGTTCCGGAGCGCGTGCGGGCCAGCACGCGGCCCGGATCGTGGTCGACGAGGGCGAGGATGTCGCCCCGGCTGCGCAGCGTGGCCGCGAAGGCCCCGCGCGCTATCGTCTCGGTGAACCGTCCGCCGATCGACGCGGGGTTGTCGAAGGTGGCGGCGTAGCCTTCCAGCCGCCGCCCCTTGGCGCGGACTTCCACCGCGAGCGCACGCCTTTCCGTCTTCGCCGCCACCATGATCAGAACTCCGCGAAGGCGAAGGCGTCGGTGTGGCGCACGGCCACATCGGCATCGAGGAAAGCATGCATCAGCGCGCCGCCGTTGGAGGCGACGTCCGGATGGTACGGGTTAATCAGGATGTCGACCGCCGACCAGTAGCCGAGCACCAGCTCGCCCCACTGCCCGTAGATCAGCGCCGACTTGTTCCCGCCGCTGCCGATGTTGGTCGGAACCTGCGTCGACGACTCGACGCGCTGGTTGTGGAACAGCTCTGCAGTGGTGAAGACATGGCCGTCCGCGTCCCGCAGCTTGCGGACCTGCTTCATCACGGTCGGGTTCGTCAGGAACGCGCCGGTGCCCGTCACGTCGTCGAGTTCCAGAGCGCCGATCAGGTCGGACGTGCTGTCCACGAAGCCGTTGGACACGAGCGTCACCGCTCCGATATTCTCGACGCCCGGCGTGTTGAGGATGCCGAGCGGTTCGGAGTTGGATCCGCTGCCGTTGATCGCCGCCAGGTCGAGGCCCTGCGCCAGCAGGAAGCCGAGATCGCGGCGCAAGAGATCCTCGATCGAGGCTCCCGACTGGAGCATCAGACGCCGCGACAGGCGGTACTCGCCAGTGATCGTCTTCGGCCCCATCGAGACCTTTTCGAAAGCGACGGCGCTGCGCGTCGCGTCGCCGTTCTCGTCCACCCAGGCCGCCGCACCGGACGAGGCCAGGTTGGGCAGGTCGAGGAAGCCGGTCAGGTTCGCCATCACCATGGCGCCCATGGACTGGACGCGCAGCGACGGCCGGAAGCGGTCGGCCACGGCGGCAATCTGCGTCGCCACGGTGTAGCCGCCGGCCGGGTCGCTGCCGACAGTCTGGCCGGCGCGCGTCTCGCCGAGCAGGATCTCAGTCGGAACGGCCAGGTGTATGCCGGCGCCGGTGCGCTGCTCGCGGCCCCGCGAGAGTTCCTGATGCACTTCGGCCTCGCGGCCCGTCAGCCGGCCGCCGAGCGCGCCGTTGATGGCGCTGGCGAGGGAGTAGCTCCTCAGCTCCCGGCGCATCTCGCCGTCGCCGCCGACACGCTCGCCGGCCGCCTCGAGGCGTTCATAGGCGGCGAGCTTCTCGGCGCGGCCCACCTGCTCCTCGAGCGCGCGGATTTCGGTGTCCAGCGCGCTGAACTGGCGACGCTCGGCGTCGTCCAGGTCGCGGCTGTCGTTCATCGCCTTGTCGTTGAGGGCGCGCGCTTCCGCGATCTTGGCGGCGCGCTTTTCGCGGAGTTCCTGCAGCGTCATGTGAAAGGTTCCTTCAAAGGGACTGGACTGTCGTCTCGACGTTCAATCGGGTTTCGGATCAGGCCACCGGCGCGGTGCGCGGATAGCCCAGGATTGCGACCGCGCCGATCGGCGTGGCCGCGCCATGGGTGCCGGAGAAGTCGGCGAGAAGCTTGGCGAAGGCCTTGCCGCCGACATAGCCGACGCGGGTCACGGTCGCGGCGGCATGGGCGGCGGTCAGGCTGTGGATGATGCCGCCCGAGCCGACAGCGTCGATGCCCTGCACGTCGTCGATGGTGACAGCGGAATAGTCGCCGTCTTCCTCGTCGGCGTGGGTCAGCTTGAACTCCACCTTGTTCGTGCCGGAGAAGGTGATGCCGCCGACGCCGACGTGAATGGCGAGCATCGCGCCGTCGAAGCCGCGAAGGTCGATCGCCGGCGGCGTGTTGTCGGCGCTGTAGCTGGCGGCGGGGATGGCGATTTCCACGCCCATGTTCGAGATCAGGTCACGCATTGAAGTTCTCCATCTGAGGGACGTGCCGCCTCACGGCGGGAATGGGTGCCGGCTCGCCGCCCTTGGCCGTTCCATGAAGAACCGCGCGCCCACGGAGGGCGACTTCCGTTGTTGGCCGGCCGGCACGGCCGCAAGGATAGACGCGCGGGAAAGGGGAGGGGGCAGGCCTCATTCGGCGGTACCGAATGTGACCTGCACCAATGGTTCGCCGGCCGTGTCGACCAGCCAAGAAGCTGCGATTTTCAGGGGAAGAACGAAGACGCCGCCGCGCTTGGCAACATCCCGGTTCGGCATGAGATAGGAGATGCCGTCTCCAGGCATCGGCGTTGCTTCGCCGTCGCGCCAGACGCCATAGCATTCCGACATTGGGTGCAAGTCGCCATCCCCGTGTACGATACGATCGGCGAGCCAACGTGACTTCCGTCCCCAGGGTGGCGAGGATGGCTCGTGCTCCGATGCCGGTGCCGAGAGGTGATCTCCCTCATAGGACTGGATGAGCCGCAGACAATGCCAAGCCATGTGGATCGCAGCCGAGCGCGAGAACTCCTTCGCCCTTTTAGGGCCAAGGCCGAACTCGGCGCTGGCTCCAAGTACCCAAAGCTCGCACAGATCGAAGAGATCATAGCGCGCCATTCCCTCCGAACTTGGCAGATACCCTTGACGCCGCCAGTCGCGCTGCGTGTTGCGGACAACACCAGTGATTTCCTCCGCGCGCGTCGGGCCAAAGCGGTTCAATGAGAATGCGAATTTCGCGTCCATAGTGTGACGTATCTCACAATATTGAGAGCGCGTCAATCGGCTGTGAGTAGTCTCACACAGTCTTAAGCCGCAGCATCTAGCCCCACGATAGCCTCGGCGAGCGCCAGCGCCGCGAGGAACTGCACGGGTCCGTCGACGACCGCGCGCGCCTTGATCCGAAGTCCTGCCAGCCCGCGCGCTGGCTCCGCCTCGATGGACTTGCAAATCGCGGCGAGCCGCGAATTAAGGTCCGCCGCCCGCTCGTCGAGCTTGAACATTCCACTATCGAGCGCCACCCCGCGGCATGTGACGCGGTATATTTCAACCTCATTCAGCGTGTCGTTGAGCCCTGCGGCCTCGCGCTGAAATGCCGCCTGCCGCCGGGCCGAGCGCGTCCGGTTGATGTCCTCGTCCAGGGCTGCGAGATCCGCGCGCAGATAGTCGGCATCGAGGATGCCCCGCGCCTTTTCCTCCCCTGCGCGAACGATTGGCAGGCCTAAGAGATCGCGCTCGACTTCCGCGTAGCTTCGCGGCCCTTCGAACGTTATCTGGTCGGGCGCAAGCGGCCACCGGTCGCCCCACGTCTCAGCGACGGCGCGGCGTTCTGCCTCGACGACGGCGAGCGCCGCGACGATCTCGACCAGCTCGGCGCCGAGCGCCACCAGGTGCGGATTTTCGTCCGGCGCGGCGATCGATTTGACCGGCGCCAGCGCGACAGTTGCAGCGACCGTGCCGCACATCATCCTGCGGCGGGAAAGCATGCCGCCAGCGGCGGGCGACTTGTCAGTAGTCAAAGCGATGCTATTGCTGCGAGCAGCCATGGTCGGTCCCCTATAGGCCGGTTGCGGTTAGGCCGCGCTTGGTGCTCCAACACCTTGCGCGGCTGCTGAATTTCTGGCACCTATAATTTACCATGTCAATAACTGGCGCCAATAAAAAGGGTCGTGGCCGGCCGCCTGTCGGATCGGTGGCGATCAACGTCCGTCTTCCGCCCGACCAGCTCGCGCGCCTGGACACTTGGCGCACGGCCGAAGCGGATGCGCCGAGCCGTCCGGAGGCCATCCGCCGGCTTGTGGATCTGGTACTGAAGGGAAAAGACGATGACCGGCATGGCGTACACGAAGGCAGTTGAGGAAGAACTCACCGATCTCCACAACGGCCTCCATCAGGCGATGGATCACCTCATCAACCGAAATGACTACGCGGAAGCGGAGCGGATCATTCGACTGATCGACGCCCGTATGACGAACCTCATCAACCAAGCCAGGGTAGCTCGGCTTCCCTAGTCCAGCAGATCGGCCAGGCACGCGGGCATCGCTTCCGGCTCGTGGCGCTTGCCGGCGCACAGCGCCATCGCCAGCGCCACCAGGCCGTCGATCCGGCCCGCCGCCTTCGACTTGTCGAGCTTGCGTCCGCCGGCCGGGTCGCGCGTGACGACGGCATTCGCCGCGCACATGTTGAGCACCGGGTTGCCGCCGTGCCGCATGAGGCGCTCGGCGACGACGCGTTCCAGCATGTCGACGGCCGGCGAGAAATCCTTGAACCCCTGCCCGAACGGCACGAGCGGCAGGGTCGCGCCGATCAGGCCCAGCTCGCGCTTCAGATCCTCGATGCGCCACCGGTCATAGGCGAGCGACTGCATGTCATAGGTCGCCGCCGCGTTGGCGAGCACGTCGGCGACAAAGCCGGGGTCGATCGTCGAGCCTGGAATGAGCGTGATGAGGCCCTGCTTTGCCCATAGGTTGTAGGGCACGCGGTCCTCGTTCGACCGCTCCTCGATATTGGCTTCCGGCATGAAGAACCGGCAGACCACATCGAAGACGCCCGCCTCGTCGGGAAACGCCATGACGAAGGCGGTCAGGTCGCGGGTCGCGCCGAGGTCGAGGCCGGCATAGCAGGTGCGGCCGGCGAGGCGAGCCAGATCGACCGGGGCGGCATTGGCGTCCCACTCGGCCTTGTGGATGAAGCGTGCCACGGCCGAGACGCGCTGGTTGAGGATCAGGTTCCGGAACGCGGCTTCCTTCGACGGCACGAGGCGCGCTTGCGCGGCCTGCCGCTGCACGTCGTCTAGGGACCGGAAGTCGCCGATTGCCGGGTTCGCCAGCCGCCACGTCGCCGGGTGCCAGGGGTCGGCGTCCTCGGGGGCGGCATAGAGCGTCAGGTGGAACGATGGGTCGTCAACGTCGCCGTCCTGGACGCGCAAGCCATAGTCGATCAGTTCGGACATGACGGCATGGTCGGCCGCCGCCTGCGTCGAGATCACCATCATCAGCGGGTTCTCGCGGGCGCCCGTGGCCGTGTCCATCGCGTCGAACAGCGCCCGGCTCGAGGCGCTGCCCAGCTCGTCGTAAACGACGAAGGACGGCGACAGGCCGAGCTTGGAGCCGGCGTCGGCCGACAGGGCCGAATAGAGCGAGCCGGCCCCGTCGCCAGTCAACACCTCGATCGTCTTCGTGAAGCGGATGACGTTGCAGCGGTCGGCGAGCTCGTCGTGCGCGAGCAGGATG